TGGAGAAGCAGCGTTACGCTACGGCGAAACAGCGTTCCGAGGCAGCCCCTGCTCGCGCACAGCAGATGGAGCGCGAGACCCCGGTCACGCAGCAGCAGGCAGCTCCTCAGGTCAAGCCTGACCCCAAAGCACAGGGCTGGGCCGAAAAGAACAAATGGTTTGGCGAAGACCGCATCATGACGACTGCGGCGATTGCCATCCACCAGACGCTCGTCGAGGACGAAGGCTTTGACCCGAGTTCAAATGAGTACTATACTGAGATCGACCGCAGACTTCGGACGGAATTTCCGCACAAGTTTGCGGCTCGCAAACCGGGTGGAGGAAGTCAGGTCGCCCCTGCTGGCAACTCCGCATCCCGCAGCACGACACAGGAGCGCCGAACAGTGCGGTTGACGCCATCTCAGGTAGCCATCGCTAAGCGGCTGAATGTTCCGTTGGAAGAATACGCCAAATATGTGAAGGACTGAAAAGATGGATCGCAACTCCCGCACTTCTGAAACTCGCGAGACTGAATCGCGCCGCAAGCCATGGGCACCGCCGAGCGTTCTTGATGCTCCTCCGCCCCCTGAAGGATACAAGCACCGCTGGGTGCGTTCGGCCATTCGGGGCGAGGAAGACAAGGGCAACGTGTTCAACCGACTGCGTCAGGGCTACGAGCCCGTGCGCGCGGAGGAGCATCCGGGGTACCAAGCACCTACCATTGAGGACGGCAAGCATGCCGGGATCATTGGTAACGGCGGTCTGATTCTGACCCGAGTACCTGTCGAGACAGCCCAAGAAAGAACCGCGTATTACGGGGGCCGGACCCGCGAACAAATGGATGCTGTTGATCAGGACCTCATGAAAGAGCAACATCCGTCGATGCCGATCAATCAAAGTCGGCAAAGTCGGGTATCGTTTGGCGGACGGAAAAAGTCCGACTGATAAGGAGCAACAACTATGGCGAACACGTCTGGTGCGTTCGGGCTTCGCCCGATCAACCTTGCTGGTGGTGCACCCAACAGCCAAGGTACCAATGCGTACTACATCGCTTCTGATGCTTCCGCGATCTATAATGGGTCCCCTGTTATCGCGACCAACGGTGGCACTATTGCCATCACTGGCTCGGCTTCGGGCGATACCTATAAGCATCTCGGCGCATTCAATGGCTGCGAGTACGTTTCTTCTGTGACCGGGAAAAAGACTTGGTCCAACTACTGGCCCGGTTCGGGCGCGAACACGAACTTCGACATCGTCGGGTACGTGTACGACAACCCGACCCAGCGTTTCGTGATTGCGACTGACGCAACCTTCACGAACCGCGCAACCGCCAAGGCTGCAATCTTCGAGAATACCCAGTTCAACACCGGGACGTCGGGTTCGACGACCACGGGTGTGTCCTCGGCTTCGCTCGACGTCGCAACCTTGGACGCTTCTGACGCCTCGCTGCCGCTGAAGATTCTGGGCATCTACGATGACCCGACGAATCAGGACTACGCGGCCGCTGGTCTTCAGATGATCGTCATGTTCAACAACCATGCCCTTCTGGAAGCTAATTCCGAAGGCACGGTGGCATAAGGAGACCTGACCCATGGCAATTTCGCGCGCACAGTTGGCGAAAGAGCTTGAGCCCGGTCTCAATGCTCTGTTCGGCATGGAGTATGCTCGGTATGAAAACCAGCACTCCGAAATCTTCACCACCGAGTCCTCGGATCGTGCATTCGAGGAAGAAGTCATGCTGTCCGGTTTTGGCGCAGCACCGACCAAGTCGGAAGGCTCGGGCATCTCGTATGACGATGCACAGGAAGCCTACACCGCTCGGTATAACCACGAGACCATCGCGCTGGCCTTCTCGATCACCGAGGAAGCTATCGAGGACAACCTGTACGACCGCCTCGGCAGCCGTTACACCCGTGCCCTCGCCCGCTCGATGGCTCACACCAAGCAGGTGAAAGCCGCTGCCATTCTGAACAACGCCTTCACTGGCGGTGCTTCGGCTGGCGGTGACGGCGTGGCTCTCTGCGCCACCAACCACCCGCTGGTGAACGGCTCGACCTTCGCCAACAAGCCCACCACCGATGCCGACCTGAACGAAACCTCGCTCGAGGACGCTCTGATCAACATCGCTGGGTTCGTGGACGAACGTGGTCTGAAAGTGGCTCTTCGCGGCCTGAAGCTGATGATTCCTCGTCAGTTGCAGTTTGTCGCTGAGCGCCTGATGGTGTCGAACCTCCGCGTCGGTACCGCCGACAACGACGTGAACGCCATCCGTTCGATGGGCATGCTGCCGGAAGGCTATGCCGTCAACGACTTCCTGACCGATCCGGATGCGTACTTCATCAAGACGGACGCACCGCGCGGCTTCATCCACTTTGAGCGCACCGCGCTCTCGACTGGCATGGAAGCTGACTTCGACACGGGCAACATGCGCTACAAGGCGCGTGAGCGTTACTCGTTCGGTTTCTCGGACCCGCGCTGCGTGTTCGGCACCACCGGGGCCTAATCGCTCAAGGACGGTTGACAGGGAGGGCGGGGGAAACCTCGCCCTTTCCTTTTACGGGCGTCCCGTGTACACTCCGAGCAAGGGCTAAACAGCCGCGCAGACAGGTTGCCCTTCCTGACGTTGCACAGACGGCGCGGCTAAACCTTGTGCAAGGGGTAAAACCATGGCTTCAACTACTTTCTCGGGTCCCGTGACCTCTACCAACGGCTTCGTCGTTGGCGCGGGCAGCTTCATCGCCCTCACCGCCCAGACCACGGCGTCACTGCCTGCGGCTGCCGCGGCTAACGCAGGCCACGTTCGTCTGGTCAGCGACAACGGCGCTGGCAACGACGAGTACTGCATTGTTGTCTCGACAGGCTCTGCTTGGGTCACCGCTGTCGGCGCGGCTCTCAGCTAATAGGAGGCCCACATGGCCGGTTCTGACGTAAAGGCCAAGAGGGTCACTGCAACGGGAGCGCTCAGTGTTGGGCGCTCTCGCCTCCGCATGATCCTTGTAACCACCACAGGCGCAGGCGCGGGTCGCTTGACCCTTACGGACGGCGACGGCGGAGCGACGACAGTGGACGTCGATCTCGTGGCCAGCACGACGCATAACGTCTACATCCCGGAAGAGGGTGTCCTGTTCTCCTCCGATATACATGTCGCAACAGCCACCAACATCTCGGCTGCGACTCTCTTCTGGTCATAAGGTAGGGCCCATCCTGTGGTAGATATTCGCTCAATCTCGCAGGTAGGCACCCACGAGCCTTTTGAACTGCAGGTGTCCCGGGGCCAAATCCCGGGACACCGCAGCGTTGTCGTTTTCGGCTATAACCCGGACGTGGACACCTCGCGCGTCACCGTCTGGCCTTACACGGGCATTCTTCCGCTGCCTGCGGCGCCACTGCAGATGAAGGTCTCCTCAAGCAGCGCCGACGACACGGCGAACGGGACGGGGGCTCGCACGGTCTTCGTGGCGGGTCTCGATGCCAACCACAACGAGATCAGCGAGATCGTGATCCTGAACGGGCAGACAGCGGTTCTGACGACCCAGTTTTTCCTGCACATCAATAACGCTTATGTTGCGACTGCAGGCTCTGGTTTGTCGGCCGCGGGGGACATCTACTTCGGAGACGGCACCGTCACCGCAGGCGTCCCTGCCACGGTCTACGATCTCCTCAAGTTTGACTACAACCAGCGGATCACCGGAAGCTACACGATCCCGGCGGGCTACACGGGTTACGTCTCGCAGGGGCTGTTTTCTGCCGGGCAGCCGGGCGGATCGGCGCAGGTCAGCGGCCGTCTTCTGACCATAGGAACTGACGGCATTCGCCGCGCAGCGGCGATCACCACCGTGAACAACGGGGCAGCAGACTACGTTTTTGAATACCCGCTTGCGATTCCTGAGAAGACCACCCTTGAGGCAACAGCCCAGAGTAGCTCGAACAACAATGAAGCTTCAGCGATGTTTATCATGGTCCTAGTCAAGAACGGAGGACCGCTCTGATGGGTAAAAGTCCGGCTTGGACACGCAAGGAGGGTAAGGACCCGAAAGGCGGTCTGAACGCCAAGGGCCGCGCTTCGGCGAAAGCGCAGGGGATGAACTTGAAACCCCCTGCCCCAAACCCAAAGAGCAAGGAAGACAAAGGCCGCCGCGCGTCATTCTGTGCCCGGATGTCCGGGATGAAGGCGAAGCTGACGAGCGAGAAGACCAAGCGCGATCCAAACAGCCGGATCAATAAGTCACTTCGAGCGTGGAACTGCTGACATGAACCGTGGTAGTATGACCCAACAGATCACGGAAACCGGAGGGAAGAGGATGGCAAAGGTTGGCTTGTATGCTAACATCAACGCCAAGCGGAAGCGCATCGCCGCAGGCTCTGACGAGAAGATGCGGAAACCGGGAACCAAGGGCGCACCGACCGCACAAGCGTTTCGGCAGTCCGCCAAAACAGCGAAGGGGAAGAAATGATGAAGGCTGGCAAAAAGGGCGGCAAGGGCTGCTCGGCTGACATGATCAGCCCACGCAAGGCTATGGCCATGGGCATGAAGCCTGCAGTGGTCAAGAAGGGCAAGAAGTAAACCATGGCAACCTCAGGGACCCGGACGTTCAATCTGGACGTCGGCGAGCTTATCGAAGAGGCGTATGAGCGGTGCGGGCTTGAAGTCCGCACAGGCTACGACGCGCGCACGGCACGGCGGTCCCTGAACCTGATGTTCGCTGAGTGGGCCAACCGCGGTTTGAACCTGTGGACCGTGAACCAAGCCACGATCACCGTCACGGTCAACGTCGCGACCTACACCGTCAACGCCGATCACGCGGACATCCTTGAGATGGTTCTTCGTCGGGACGGCACGGATTACGAAGTCGAGCGCATCAGCCGCGGGGACTTCTTCCTCCTGCCCAACAAGACCACGCAGGGGCGGCCGTCGCAGTTTTACTACGACCGTCAGATCGCTCCGAAGATTACCGTCTGGCAGGTTCCCGAGAACTCGACCGACCAGTTGATCTACTATTACGTCCGCCGCATCGAGGACGCAGGAACCCTGCAGAACACCACCGACATGCCGTGGCGGTTCTACCCTTGCATGGTTGCTGGCTTGGCTTACTATCTTGCCATGAAGCGGGCCCCTGACCGGATGGCCATGCTCAAGGCGATCTATGACGAAGAGTTCACGCGCGCGGCCGAAGAAGACGAGGACCGGGTGCCGTTGAAGCTGCAGCCTGATGTGGCCTACCTGAGGTTCTGATGACGTATGCCAGCGGTAAAAAGGCTTGGGGTATTTCTGATCGCTCCGGCGTCCGCTTCCGGCTGCGCGACATGCGAAAAGAATGGACGGGACTTCTCGTCGGCCCGGATGAGTATGACCCGAAGCATCCGCAGCTCTTCCCGCCTAAGGCCTACCCTGACCCGCAGGCGCTTCGAAATCCTCGTCCCGACCCAGAGGCAGGGCACGTCTACGTCTCGGTCGGCAACACAGTCTTCCCGCCAGTTGCAATCATCTACCCGGTGGTTGGCACTGTCGGCTTCGTTACGGTGGTGACCACATGAGCTTTACTTACGGCCAGCTGAAGCAGGCTCTGCAGGACTATCTCGAGACCTCGGAGACCACCTTCGTCAACAACCTCCCGCTCTTCATCCGCCTGTCGGAAGAGCGT